CTATTTTCCTTTTTTCTCCTTCCAAAAATACCATCCAAAACATCTTACCGCCAACCAAGTGCTCCACGCAAAAATAGGTCTATTTTGCGCAATCAAACAATCCCTTAACCGCTTATCTGCTTCCGCTCTACTGACTTTTCCGTTTACGCCATAATCACGATCGTGTTGATGACAGCACGAATTAATATTTTCAGGGGCGTGTTTCAGCCCCGTGCAATAGTGTTTTTTAGCCATTATTTAGCTTCCGGTACGTCTTTTACTTTACCACCGGCAAACATATAAGGATTTACATAGCCTGTGTATGTTTCAGGTACAAAGTCGTCCGGTTGAGTTTTGACTAATTCGGCTAATGCCCATTGATACGGGATTTGATCCCATGCCGGCACAGCTTGAATAGTAAAAGTATTAACCGATAACGATTCTTTACCTTCGTCTTTCTTCGCTTTTGACACGTACGATCCAATCGTTACGAATGTGCTGCCATTGACATAATCAACTTGTAAACCAGTTACTACGTGATGATTAGCCAATGCACCAGTACGTTGTTCTTCGATTTGTTTTTCAATAAATTTCATAATGTTTTCCTTTTTTGGATAATAAAAAAGCTCAGGCATTTCTGCTTGAGCTATGTGGTTATGCAACTAATGCGATCAAAGAATTTTGTCCACTTAGTGCATTCGCATTGTTTGCTGTTACTCTAACAATAACACTTTTACCAGTAATCTGCTTGTATCCTGAGATGCTACCAGAGGTCGGTACTTGTAACATAAATGATGTTCGGATATTGGTCATGGGTGTTGTACCAGTTGCAAAACCACTCGCTGTTCCAGACACTCTACCGGATGCTCTGCCAGTCGCACGACCGCTAACTTGTCCTGATAATGAGCCAGTAGCAGTCCCCGATGCTCTACCACTCACCGTACCACCATTAACATATCCTGAAACTTGACCAGATACATCCCCTCGTGCTTGACCATTCACCGTTCCACTCACTGTACCAGATAAGTCACCACCTACATCTCCCGATACAGAGACAGACACTGTACCTCTAATTTCAGTCGGTGCAATCGTTGCCATGATAGGTACTTCTTGCTTGATCCCAGTCACACTAGATTCGGCTACTTTCTCTCCATCAATGTAGATAGCAATAGTGCTTGTCTCGCCGCTGTTGGCTTTAAAACTAAGTGATGGTACAACGACCGTCCGAGATGATACTTCACTTGCCGGTACTGTGCCTTCAAAATTATTTCCGTTTTTACGTAAAATAACTGCTTTAACGATATCCCCCAAGATTGTCGATCCGCTGATGACTCCACCTTCAATTCGACTCCCCTTGACTACACCTCCGCTTACTGTCGCACCGGTTACTGTGCCACCACTAACTGTGGTCCCTGTAATAGTCCCACCAGTAATAGTATTACCAGTAATCGTCCCGCCATTAATATTAGGCGATGATAGCGTCTGACTTGCTCTAATATGTTTACCTAAAATTGCGCCATCAGCAATTAAGTCACCATTGATAGCCACTTTATTATTCACGACTGACAACATAGACACGACATTACCATCGGCAGCGTTTTTAACTACACCAAACTTATCCGCCATTACAATAACGCTAGATTCAGTCGTCACACCATCCGATTCAGCCCCCAAAACAATACCGGCGATCGCTTTACGACCGCCAGCAATTACTTGAGTTTTAAGCGTACTGGTTGCAGACAACTTACCGCTAACATCCGATACCGCTTTACTCACTTGTGATACTTGCGACTTAGCGTCATTAACTGATGCTGTGACAGTATCAATACGTGATCCTAGTGCTTGATTCGCCGTTGTAAGCGTTTGTTGGACGCTGTCAACTTTTGATGAGATAGCGTTAATAGCGCTATCAGCATCTTCCGGCGCTGGCGTCCAGTCCGTAGCAATAGTGCCACGCTCCAACTTCAGCTCGGCAAACTCGATATAACTCACATCTGCCGTGCCGTATCCACCAATTATAATGAATATATCTTGATAATCCTCGGTTGTCTCAAATGTGAGCTTGCAAGCTTGCCACGCCTCATCACCAACAGCATTTGATGTGATAAGCCGGCGTTGTTGATTGTTTCCATAACCAATAAAAGTGTTGTTGATTGTAGCGTTGGTGCGATATTTGAACGATAGAGTGTATTTTCCTGCAAGCAGTTTCCCAGGCGTGATCGCCGTTTTTCGACCAAACCAGCTGTCTTGTATACAGTTGATTCGTACTACTGGAGTCCTGAAATCGGTGTTATCTAATACATCTTGAGATGATCTGACAAAATTGATTAAGTTTGTTGCGTTGGATTTTAATAATAAATTCCGACCCCCTACACTAAGTGCATCCACTTTAGCCTGTGCATCCGCTTGCCAAACTGCTTGTAAAGACTGCTGCGCTAAACTAGCGACTTCTGTCTTGCTCGCTTTAGTCGATTGGATATTGCTAATACTTGATTCTGCATTTGCTACACGACTTGTAACTGATGTGATTCTGTCTGCGTTTGCTTTGTCAGCGTCCGCACGAGCGGTCTGCTCTTGTGTGATTTTTGCATTTAAATCAGTCTGTGCTTTTGTTAAATTTGCACTTAATTGATTCAATTGCGTAGCAGTCGATGACTGATTATCACTTACTGCTTTCTCAACTCGAGAGATTCCGCTTTCGGTATTCGCTAGACGAGTAGTTAAACCGTTAATCTGCTGAGAGGTTGCTTGCTCTTTGATCGCTTGCGTTTGCTTGTAACTCGTCAAGTCTGCTGATACTGCACTAATAGCACTATCAGCATCTTCCGGCGCTGGCGTCCAGTCCGTAGCAATAGTGCCACGCTCCAACTTCAGCTCGGCAAACTCGATATAACTCACATCTGCCGTGCCGTATCCACCAATTATAATGAATATATCTTGATAATCCTCGGTTGTCTCAAATGTGAGCTTGCAAGCTTGCCACGCCTCATCACCAACAGCATTTGATGTGATAAGCCGGCGTTGTTGATTGTTTCCATAACCAATAAAAGTGTTGTTGATTGTAGCGTTGGTGCGATATTTGAACGATAGAGTGTATTTTCCTGCAAGCAGTTTCCCAGGCGTGATCGCCGTTTTTCGACCAAACCAGCTGTCTTGTATACAGTTGATTCGTACTACTGGAGTCCTGAAATCGGTGTTATCTAATACATCTTGAGATGATCTGACAAAATTGATTAAGTTTGTTGCGTTGGATTTTAATAATAAATTCCGTCCTCCTACGCTTAATCCGTCGATCTTAGCATTGAGATTTTGACTAACCTCTGCAATGCTACTATTCGCCGTGGCAATACTTTGGCGTACTTCTGCGATTCCACTTTCAGCGTTTGCTACACGACTAGTCAAGGCGTTACGTGCCTGAGCTTCCGCTTTATCAGCGTTAGCACGAGCGGTCTTTTCCTCTTGTAAACCGGTAATCGCTTGATCTGCTTTTGCCGTTACTGCAGTGATAAGCTGTGCTTGTTGTGCGTCAGTTTGTTGTAACTGAGTTACAGCAGTACTACGTACTTTAGCTTCGTCTTGGATTTTTTTCGTCAAGCTAGCACTTTCAGCTTGGATTGCTTTAGTGCGATTGTTGGTTTCCGCCGTAATCGCAGCAGTACGTGCTTTCGCTTCGTCCTGTAATGCTTTTACTCTTGCTTGAGTTTCCGCCAAGATTTGAGCTAACGCATTTGCTACTGCTCCTTGTCTTTCCTTGCTTTCTCCGCCTACTGCTTCGTCAATATCTGCTTTGAGCGATTCAATCAGCGATTTACCTAAGTGCGACTGAGTGATTTTACCCTCAAGCGCATTAACAAGATTTTCCGTATTGTGATCAGCTTCGCCAAAAACACCTTCGGTAAATTCGCCTTTGTTACCGGCTTTATCACCACAGCGAGCAAAGAAGTAATAACTTTCATTCAGGCTTACACCGTTGATCGTGTAGTTGTTTTGCGGATAGGCTAACGTAGCAACTTTAACCGCTTTTGACACATCATTTTCAGACGCTCGCCACAATTCAGTATAATTACCGACCGTTGCTGTTTTCGGCAAATCCCAATCTAATTCAATCGCAAATAATAACGATTTGGTGACAAAACGAGGGATTCTTAAATTAATCTCAAACGCACGAGTAACAGGATCAGAGAGTTGCCCATTCGTATTTTTAGAGCGAATTTCCGCTACATAGCTACCGTCTGGCAAATCATCAAAAGTAAGCTCGGTGCTTTCTACATCTAAATAAGTTTGGTAAAGCACGCCATTGCGGTATAGGCGAACTTCATATTTTACAATGCTATTCGATGATGGCATTGCCCACGTTAATTTCACACCATTCTCATGAATGCTAGCTTCCGCATTTGCAACTTTCTGAACACCACCGGTATGCGCTGTTGTCGCAACAGGAACAAAACTGGCACTACCATCAACAATCGCTTCTTTTTGCGGTTCGTGCTGTAAAGCGGTAATGGTATAGCTGCCGTCATCATTTTCAGTAATGCCAATCGCACGATAAAGCTGAGTAGAAATGTTTGGCGTTTTTAATACCCAATCGTCCATTGGCTCAAGCCCTGTTGGAACAGTTGCCAAGGTAACTACCGCTTTGTTTTTGCTATCTACGCTAGAAATTGTCACTTTAACAACTTTCATTTCATCATTGAGATAGCTCAAATAGCTTTTGCCTGAAATTTCAATCGGCTGATCAAGCGTAACCACTTTACCATTGACTGCCACAACACGACCGCCAAGCGTTTTGCCTGCGTAATCGTTGTCTGCAACTTCGATAATATCCCCTGGCAAATGCAACAGACCTTGGCGACCAACACTAAACGTAATAGTACATTGTTCGAGTAGAGAAGTGGCTAAAACCCATTTGCCCCAACGGTGAGCTTGCCCGCGACTTGTTGTGGCGTAAGCGGTCATTTTTTTGACGTTGTAGCCATAACGAGCAATCATTGCATCGTCCGCTACATACTCCACCGCCTTTTGATACATATTGCGTTCATCAGCATATTCTACTTCCGCAGCGGTATAGATGGATTTCATCGCCGCATACTGGCGAGAAAATTTGCCGTCGATTACGTTTGCTTGGCTATAAGTACAAACTGGATCGGCTGTACGGTCTTGAATGGCGGTAAATTGCGTGCCGTTCCATACAGCAATCGCACGGAATACTGATGCCATATCAGAAAGCACGTCATAGGCAGAACGCTGATCGGTCAGCCATAAATTAGCCGTCATTCGTGGTTCTTTGCCACCATAACCGTCATCAACCAACTCATCACAGTATTTGGCAATTTGATAGAGCTGAAATTTATCCAAACCATAGTCGCCTACACGTTTTCCTAATCCCGCCAAAGGGTCAGTTACTAAATCGTAAAACACCCACGCAGGGTTATTTGTCCACGCTTGTTTCCAATCGCCTTTCCAAAGTGCTGTCGCATAAGTACGAGTTTCAGGATCGTAAGTGCTTGGCACTTTAACCAAACGCCCATAAAGTAAAAAATTCACATTGGGGAAATTTGGGTTGTAGCGTGAGTCGGTTTTAATGCCGACTAGCGCCATATTTGGATAAGAAAGTTTGGTATCAATAATTTCGGTGTAACTAACCCAATTCGTTGCGTTCTGTAAACGTTGGCTTTTTGAATCTGCCGTCATTCGTTCAACGGTAATCGTAAAAGGGCGTTCAGGCAAATTATCTACAATATAACTGCGGTAAAAGCGTGATGATGATTTACCGTTAATCTCATAAGTCGCACGAGGCAAGCCGTTGATTAAAATACGAAATGAAACCGATGTGCCGTTAGTATCGCCCTGATCGTTTTGTTCATAGAGCGCATTTACGCCCAATGTTACACGCAAACGAGTAACATCAGGATCGGTAACGGTTCGAGTGATTGGCGTGGTGTATTTCACTTCAGTACTAACCGATACTTCACGCTCCGACATTTCAAAGCCTTGTAATGGGAGTTGATCTTGTGTGCCTAACGTAAATGACACTTCGGTATTTTTAAAGTTAAAACTGGCTTCATCGTTATCATCAACGCCATTTTCGTTTTGAATTGGTGTATTATCAAAAAAAGTGGATTTCCACTTGTTTACAGGACCTTTAATTGGACCTAGTGAAATCAAACCAATCGCACGTAATCGCTGTGCTGATTTCAAACTATCTGGAGCTTCATAAGGCGTGTGACCGCCACCACCTGATTTACCACCCATATAATTTCCCCTAAAAATAAAAAAGCACTTGCGAATCTCTTCACAAATGCTCTATTTGTTTTTTTTGCGATCTCAATCGCAAAATACATTATTCATTCTGACAACCATTTTTAATTCATTTATTCTTAAACTCAAAAGGAGAATCCATGAAACAAGAATTTAAAAAATGGCTTATTAATCAAAATTCGCAATATATAAATGATTGTGGAATTGAAACTATTCTATCTCGTGTTGATGATGAATTATCGATCTTACAAATAGCTACCGAAGAAGAACGAATACAACTACTAGAATGGCTAGATCAATTCATCGATAACTTAACGATTTAGTTCTTCAACGTCATCAAACGTTTCAATACCCTGCGAAATTAATACTAAACTTGTTAGCATTCGCCCATAAAGTAGCGGGATTGGTCTGCCTTGTGGCGTTAAATTGCGGATATTACTAAATGAAGTACTTTGTTTTTTCTCACCTTCTTTAACGCCGCTGCTCATTTCAGGCGTTTTTGAAAGAAGAGATATTGCGCCACCTAATATTAGAGAAGCTCCCATAGCCCCCATCATTGTAGCGCCTGAGCTCCAAGCTAAAAGAGATGCCCCCCCTGTATAGAAAGCAGCTGCCACCAAGACTACACCTAAAACAAGCTGACCGATTCCCATACCTTTACCAGCACCGGCAATCACCGGCGTAAAATGAATAGAAGACTTATCATCAAGAGCAATCATTGGATTAGTTTGTAGCTGATCATTGTTTAAGTAATTCTTTCCAATTCTCACTTTGTAATAACCATTACGTAAATGTTCACGAAAACCTTGGATTTGGGTAAGTAAGCCGTTCATTAATTCACGAAAGTTATTAACGTCTAGTTCGAACGACTCATCGATAAATCGTTTAAGATCGCCGTGAAATGTAATTTTTGCCATTCTTTAAATCTCCACACAGAGTGAGTAAACTGTAACCAAAACCCGTCATACGGTACTCTTGCTGATAACCGACCTTGGCTATGATGTAACATCAGCTGATCACCTAAATAAATACCGGCATGATTAGCGACATTGCTTCCGACACAGCTCAGCACAACGTCGCCTAATTGCGGCGATTCATCTTGCGACAATCTTTCAAAACCACAACGAATCAAGCCTTCTTCATATAAATTAGAATGTTCAAACCATTCAAATTCGTAAGTCGATTGGTCGGGTAATTCAATGCCTGCCAACATATAACTATCAAGAATGATATTTCGGCAATCTTGTTTGTTGTTTTCAAATTGGCGACCGATTAATGGAGCTATGTTGCGAAACTGTTTAATTTCATTATCAACAACTAACCAAAAATCTAATTGCGTACGGATCTGACATTCTCTGTCCGCTGTTGATAAATACGGTAAGCCTTTTTCCATTACAGAATCAGGGTGCGAATGAACAAGCGCCACAATTTCACCCATGAGTTCTGCTTTCACAAAATCATCAGGATCCATCTCAAAATAATTAATCGTATCATCGGCGATATTTTCACTCGGTAGATAAAAAACCTGTCCGTCAATATGGCTAGAAACAACAAAGCCGCAACATTCGTGCGGCTTACATTCACTAGCGTGCGCTAGAATTTCTTTTCGTAATCGGTCATCAATTTTCATTTTAATTTCCATATTGTGTTGTGCTAGGAAAACCGCCAAAGGACAACACTGCATTTTCACCAAACCGTAACTTACAACCTCTAATACAATGCGAACATTTGTCTTTTTTACGATCTGTCGTTGGTTTGTCAAATTCATCCGCCACAGGTCCACCTGTGTAGCCACATTGTGCGGAACGGTATTGCCAAATGCAGACATCAGAGGTAATCATCAATAACGGAATCTTGGCATTATCCGTTTCTGCCGGCGAAGCAAGTTCAAAAGTAGCTTGTTCATCATCAAGGCTTTTCAGTTGTTCAATGATAAAGTAACTCACCGCTTCTTGTGTCGGATCAGCTTTACTATTTTTGCCGCCCGTGAAATTGCGAGGGTCAAGAAATTGAGCATAAACCAAGCGGCGGGTAACTTTACCGCCCACACCTTGCCCGAAATTAGCGGCAATCCCTGTAATAATGCCGTACAGGTTGGAAACTGTAAGCGTAGGGCGTGAGCTTGGACCTTGTCCGCTGATTTCGAATCCGTCAGCCTTAATTGGATAGGCTTGGTATTCATGACCTTGCCACCAAATATTTGTTCGTCCTTGGCTCATCCCATTGTGAAAACGATACAGCTCCCCAGTAGTATCGCTGCCGTTACTATTTGGGATATGGCGGAGATCAATTTCCCAAAGCTCAATCAATGCACCTTGTTCAAGTTTTGGCAACTCTTGGGCCATTTTAGAAGGTAATGCTTTTGGCATTAAATTTCTCCTATAAAAAAGCCCCAACGATATTGATCGTCAGGGCGAATTGTTTGTAGCACTAACGCCGCTTGTAACTCAAGGCTACAAGCGGTCGGATTTGATTAAAATCTTACAAAATTAAGCTGTTGCTTTTCTTAGCCTTGCATTGGCATAATTAATTTCGGCTTTTTCTCGGCGGTATTTCTCGATCAGTTTCTCGCCTTCGTCCAGCCAATAGTTAAACTCGGCTCTCACACCGTAAGCGAGTGAAGCGATGTCGTTTTTCTGCCAACGTTCCAAACCTAACATTTGATGTAGTTGTCGGTGGAATGGCTCAACTTGTTCTGCAAGGCGTTTCGCCAATCGTGTGTGTTTCATTATGGCTTCAAATACGTCTGCGGAAATTTGAATATCGTTATTGGTTTTTGGTTCATCAATAATCAGCTCGCCTTCAAGGTAAATTTTATGGATATATTCGACCGCTTGCGGAAGTTGTTCGGCGGTTAAATCTTCGATACTTTCCACATTGAAACGTTGATGAACAAGATTGTAGGCTTCGTTATACATTAGGGCTTTTTTGCCGACTAACATATTCACGGCATTGCGTAAGCCGGTGCGTTCATCGACTGTGGTTTTGCGTTCTGCTTTGCCAAAGTGCCAGTAGTTGTAGAGTGCCTCAAAACATTCTTCTTGGTATTGGATTACTTTTTCACGCAGATCCGCTCGGACTTTTTCAGGGTTGATTGAGAACAACCAGCCGTTGAGTTTTTTGAGCGGCATACAGAGCATTTGGCGAATTTTGCCGTCAGCCCCAACTGTTGCGATATCACAACAGTTGAATTTTACCTTGTTTTTATTGAGTTTTACTGATTGACTTGCCCAATCTAAGCCGATTGCTTCTACAAGCGGACGAACTGCTGTGTAAATAACATCTTCGACTTTTAATGTGATAAGGTCTGAACCGTAGAAAGAAAGTGTTTGAGTAGAGATTTGATTAGTCATAATTGACTCCTTGTGATTTTTCTGAAAAATTTTACCCTTCTGAATAGGGTGCCGAGAGGTTCAGAAGCCTTCACAAGTAGACCGGGATTATTCCCCCAAAGGGTATTGTATTCTCCGCCCTCTCGACATTGAGTTTGCCAATCTATTTCTAATGGCGGGAAATAGATCGATTTTGCAAAATTTGGATACAAAAAAACCGCTTGTCTGACGGGTGCGGATTGCCGCTTGTGATTTAGGTTTCTGACGCCTATGGGGGAATGGTAATAAAAAAGCCCCTTTGAGTCAAGGGGCATTAATGATTATTTACTAATAAATTTAAGCCATTCAATGGATACATCTATCAGACTGCTTTTATTTTTTTCCACTAGATCGTAAGAATTGTCACAAGCATTAATTCTTATATTCTTAGCTTGGATTATTTCCATCCCTTGATAAAAGTCAAATTGTCCTCTAGCAATTACCATTGGCTCATTGTAAGTAGTTTTAAATTCAACTTCTGTTTTATTAGGCAACAAAATCTTTCCATCAATGAGCACATTCATATTTTCATAACAAGAGCGATTTTTTCCCCCATAAAATACCAGCGAATATCGACTGAATTCTTATCCTTCCATATCTTATCCGCATATAATAGAAAACTAATATAATTATCAGAGTTATTAGGATATATATTGTAATTGGCATAAAAGAATTTTTCTTGAATATCAATGCTGATATCTTTGTCACCACAAGATGTTAAAAGCATGGCAAGTATTAATAATGCAAATTTTTTCACCTAATAATCCTTTTTTATATTGATGTGAACTATTGTATTCTACGCACTTGAGAAAACTTTTTCTACAATTTTTAAAGCTAGATTACCTCTTCAAATTCACAAGTAAAAATCGTATGCTTTTTACCGGCTTGGCGTGGAAACTTAGTACATACAACTTTTACCAATTCGCCACCTAATGCCACGTCCTTAAAATAAAAGGCACGAACTCCGCCGTGCTCTTTCATAAAGCCGCGGAATTGTACCGATTCTTTGTTTTTTATTTTGTAGGTAACGGAATACTTACGCAATAACGTATTAATTCCGTCCTCTATGCGTTGCTGATAGCCGTTGCCATAATTCAGCACTTTTCGTCGTGGCTCTTCTTCCACGGTATAACCAGGTTGCGGACACCACGACAGCGTTTTTAATGCCATATTGACCACCTATTATTTATTCATTAGGGATTTGATCGCATTTAGAATATTGGCAAATTGCCAAATTAAAACAATGAAAGAGATACAAGCGGTAATTTCATATAAACTGTATTGCATTAGTAACTCCTTGAATAAAGGTAATATTGTTTCTATAATGTTCATCAAATTTATTTCCTTAATAGAGAGGATATTTAGGGAATAAAAAAGCCGAGATATTTGCAGTATCTCGGCTTTCTTTTTTGAATTTTAACTTAACGACTTAATACGCCGCCATTTCGCATATCTTTAAGCTGATTTGTGCGGTAACGCTGATCAGCGATTTGGTCCATTTTTTTAAGTAGCTCAATGGTAATTTCAAGTTCATTGCCATTTTGCTGGCTATTTACTGTGGCATTAACCGGTTCACCATTATTAATTACTTTGACAGAGATGTTATTACCCCCACCAGTAAAACCACTATAATTTACGCTTGGCACCGATACTCCACCGCCGTTAGAAAATCCTCTTCTTGTACCATAGTTTAGGTAATCAAGATAACCTTTTCCTAATCGAGCGGTTGCTTCTTTGGTGAGAACGTATTCGCCTCGGTGAACAATGCCGGCTGGTGTATATTTTCCGCCATCTCCCGTGTAACCACCGCTAGAAAATCCAACACTTGTAATCTGTGAAATGACATTGGCACCGGCTGCCGCCACTGCTGCCATATTCGCAAATTTCTGTGCCGGTGTTAGTGCCGTCGTATCCGCCATCGCTTGTGCAACAGCTTGCGATAACTTAACCGTAGCTTCAGCAATTGCGAATGCCTTCGATACCGCAAACATCGCTTTGTAAGCAGCGGATTGTTTACCCGCTGATTGCTCAACAGCAGAAGTCAGCATATCAAATGCGCCACCAAGATCATTAAGCCCTGTCGCATAGGTACTCATTTCTTTTTGCCAGCGGTCATTCTCGTAACTTGCGATAATTTGCCGTTTACGTTTTTGGAACTCTTCTTCTGTCATCAGCTTTTGTTCGTAAAATGCTTGAAGCTGTGCGAGTTCTTGGGCTTGCTGGTTTTTCAATTCTTGTTCAGAATCATACATCCCACGCACTTGGTCTAACGGGCTGATCGCCTGCTGAGATTTATTTTGCGCATAATCAAATTTCAGTTGTTGTTCTGCTACTTGATATTCACCTTCTGTTAGTTGGCCAGCTTTACGTAATTCCTGAATCGCCGATAATTCATCTTTTAGATTCGCTGAAAGTAATTTTTCCGGAGCATATTTACCGGCTAATTCCAATCGTTCTTTCGCAAATCGTTGTGTAATAGCAGCTTTGGCAGTTTCATATTCAGCGTGCGACACCACACCTTTTTTCATATGCTCTTCAAGTCGTTGAAACATTCTGGTTTCTTCGAGATTGATTTCATTCAGTGTCGAACCGCTCTTCTTACGTAAATCATCGTAGAATGACAGCCAGTTTTCACGGGCATTTTCTCCATTACTTTTCTTGGCTTTTTTCTCTTTTTTGGGATTAGCTACTTTCGCATTTTCTCTTAACTCAGTTTTAATGGTCTGAATTTGAGTCTCATTTTTGAACATTCCTTGTAGCATAGCTTTGCCGTCAAGGATTTTCTTCAAGGTTTCTTGTGAAAGCCCAATGGCTTTATCTGCCGCATTAGCTGCAGTAATTGTACCTGTGGCAATGCTGATTAAAACCTCGTTATATTTAGCCCCTTCAACACCCAATAATTCATAAAGTCCAGCAAGCACATAGGCTGATTCTGCTTGGCCTTGTTGCTCTAGTTTAGCTACTTCCAATTTTTGAGCTAAAGTAACCGATCTCTCTTGCAATTTTTTCATTGCATCATCGAGATTTAGCGTTTCCCCAGCGGCTTTTTCGGCACTATTACCAATATCATTCAGCGTTGAAGGAATACCGGCTAAAATCCATTCTGTTTCGCTTGCATCGATGCCTAAGAGTTTAAATTTAGCTCTAATATCATCAAGACTTTTTCCACTTGATAACATTGCTCGAGCCAATGCCTCAAGCTGGTTTTCAAGCACAGAGAAATCAATGTTGGAATTTTCTTTCAATAGCTCAATTTGATCGCTTAGCTCGGCAATCTCTTTTTTTACACTATCAGGAATTGGTAGGCCTGTTGTAAACCAGTTAGCTTCTAGGGCTGATATATCAGATTGAAGTTGCTGAATTTGGTTTTTGTAGTTTTCTAATTCTTCCTGTTGTTGGGTAATTTTGAGCGAGAGAGCGGCAGCACTTAACCCCTCATAGCTTTCTTTTAAGCGTTCGTTTGCTCCTGCTGTATCTAGGGCTTTTTGGCGAGCTTGATCTACTTGACTGCTAAAATACATTAACGCACTTGCTGCAATCATAATCACGCCAGCAGGTCCGCCAAGTAATGCCATTGCACTTTGTAGCCCCCGAGCCGTTGTACTGGCTAAAGTGTTCGCTGCCGCTAAATTGCGTTTGGCTGTTGCCTCTGCTTCTGCCAAAGCAATAATTTGGCCTGCTTGAACTTTCATTTGTTCACGTAGAGCGTAGCGAGTTCTTTCTGATTGAGCTAGCTGAAACTGTGCGGCAAGACTTGCCATTTCCACTTGTGCAGCAGTTCGCATAGCTGTTGCTTTGGCTAAAATAGCTTGAGCTTCACGAGTATGAGCGATTGCATTTTTCGCACTGTTGTAACCAGTTTGTAAGAGTGTCGCCGAATACTTACTGATATGCCCGATTGCTAATGCTCCAATAAGTGCTCCTGCAACTTTAATTAGCGTTTCGAGGTTTTCAGATACAAAATCAACTCCTTCTGCCAGTTTTTGAGTAACACCGTATGTCGAATCAACCTGTCCAACGAACTGGATCATTGATGTTTCAAGGTTGGTAAAGGACATTGAAAGTGTTTTTACACGCTTTTCAAAATCCGTATCAACGGTATCTTTCGCTTTTTGGAGAGCTTCAATCACTTTCGAGATTTGGAGCTCGCCATTCTTCCCCATATCCTTTAATGCACCAACGCTCACACCTAAACCATCTGCAATAGCTTGTGCTAATGCTGGTGTTTGCTCCATAACAGAATTGAGCTCAGCACCACGTAACACACCACCGGCCATTGCTTGCCCAAATTGCATTAAGGCAGCTTCTGCTGATGCCGCACTCGCCCCTGACATAGCAACCGCCTTTGAGACAGTTTCTGTGAGTTCAGCAACTTGCTGTTGGCTAAGTTTGAGTGTATCCGCATTTTTGGCAAAACGTTGGTAAACTTCTGATGTGGCTCCGACCGCTTGATTTGTTCGCAATGCAATATCAAAAACCGTATTAGTTGCCGCAACCATTTCATTTTGACTATCGGTCACTAATCTAATGCGGTTTTGTAGTTCAGTATAACTATCCGCATATTTGAGCGTTTGCGAAGTTGCTGCCGATAAATTTCCGGTTGCCCAACCGGCGATATTTGAAAATAAGCCAATGTTTGCAGTTTTATTGATTGAGTTGGCAGCGCGTTCAATATTATTTAAATATTGGGTTGTACGCTCTGAAAATTGTCGTGCTCGATTTTGTGCTGCCGAAAAATTCGCTTCAAACTGTCTCGCAAACTTCTGTGATTGATATGCAGATTTATTCAATCCTTGTTGGAACTGAACCGTTTCTAAGTTCAAGCTGATATTCAAATTGCCAAGCGAAGCCATATTTACCCCAAATAAAAAAGCCCGCAAAAATGCGAGCTTCTTTTGAAAATTTTAGTTTTACTGAATAATGACGTATTTGACACGGGCTTTTTCTTTTTCCGCCTTTGCTAAATCATCATAATGTTTGTGAGTTTGACTAATGACCGTTACTAAACGGACAAAAAACACAATAGCAAACACGCTAAAAAATGCGAAAATATAGACAAAATCAATAGCAAAGAACAGAAATAATGCACCTAATGCAATAAGCATTATAAAAAAGAATTTTGCCCAAAACTGGATAAAATCACGCATATGCTATTCTCCTATCTGTTACTATCAATAAATTGATTATATTGTCTAGTTTAACACTAGGCAATAGCTATTTATCGATTTGCCAAATAGGCTTCTGTCCCGTCATCTTCATCATATTCATGGCTATTCTTTTTACTAAAGAATGGCATTAAATCGCTGAGTGTCGTTGCCTTTTGTTTCGGATCACTATGAATAGCTGTCAATAAATGTGAGATTTGTGCGGTACGATAATCATCACGCCATAAACCGAAAGGTTGCTCATCATAAAACAGCATATATTCTTGGAAATGCGATTCAGGCATTTCTTCAATCTCAGTCAGTGTTTTACCCAACGCAAGACTGAGCATTAATTGAAACTTGCGTCGGTCTGTTAGTTTTTTGGTTCTTCATCCATTAGCGCACGGCTTAGTTCTTCCGATACAGATTTATCTAAACGAGATAACGCTTCTAAATCATCAACATTCTCAAAATCAAACAGATTATTGCCGTCAGCATCACATAAGCGTAAAGCAAGATTACGAGCTAAGCGGTATGGGTCATAAACTTTACTGAGCTGTTTTACTAATTCTTCTGGATTGTCATAATTCAACACAATACCTTGTGCTTCTGCGAGTTCGCACATTACCTTTTGTTGGCCATATAAACTACGATTCATATCGCCGACATTAAATTCACGAATGAAATATTCAGCATCCCCAATTTTGATTTTTTTTAATTTAGGCTTATTGTTTGCCAATAATGATTCACGAGTACCAATAGTCATGATTTAATCCTTGATCAAGAGATAAGACCGCCTATACAAGCGGTCTAGTTTAGGGAAATTACGCAGTTGTAGGTAAATGGTAATCACGTTTCGATTTTTTAATCGTTACGCCGGATTCAAATTTACCTTTTACTTCACCGCTCCAGTTAGGGCTGGTTTGAATGAAACCGGTACCATATAAAGAACCTTGTTTGTTTTTTAATACCATCATCCAAGGGAACGTTTCTTTTGCGAAGAATTTCTTACGAAGATCTGACTGCATTGCCGTAGCCGGCGCATAAAAGAACGTGAGTTTAATTGAACCGTATTCAATTTCGCCCGCTTCCGTTTCTGTACCTTCTGAACACATTGTCGTAACATCTTCTTCACTCAATGTATCGCCATCGCCTTCAATGTTTTTGATCGCACAGAAGTTGGATGACCATTTCACGACCGCAAATTTTGCGGTTGAAAAATCCGTCGGTTTATCTTGCCCCGTCCAATCTACTTCATCTGCAAACGTTAAAGTGTCCGTTGCAACAGTTTTCACAGGATAAAAACCATCAAGTGAACCTAAGCCGGTGATTTTGACAAAATCGCCCACTTTAGCACCGTGACCAGCAGCGGTAATCGTTGCATTAGGTGTTACCGTACAAGCGGTAATGGCTTTTTCTTGGTTTAAGCCAGTACCAATATAAAATTTTGTTCCCTGAAATGGGGTGGTTTGTGTTGCCATTAATCAGCTCCTGTTGTACGTTCATAGTTAATTTCAAATTGGATAATTGCAATATGCCAAGTCGAATGTTGTTCATCTTGGTCATAGGTATATCCGGATAATTGCATTGCAGAAAGATTTTTAAATTCAACCTCTTGTAATACATCTACAACATTTTGAGCCGTTTTATCTAAACGTGTTTCTGCATCGTTTAGTGCCTTTTGATATAGCACAATGTTAAGTTTTGCTTCCCATTCTTCTTGGCAAGTTGTTACTGGTGTACAATTTGCCTCATCAATAAAAACAGCAACGGCAGACTGTTCTTCATCAATATCGATAAAGGATGGTCTGCCGTTATACCAGTTAATTTCATTGGGTAAGGCTTGTTTTAAACATTCGAGAATTTCTTCTCGAATTTGGCTATGAATAATCATTTAAATACCTCACTTAATTGCTTAGTCAGTTCTTTTTGAATATCTTGTTGGTAATCCTTCAATTCATGAGAGAAAGCCTGTGTTAATGGTTGTGAAAGTGGAATTTTTACTACATCAATGCTGTAACGAGCTTTACCTTGACGCTGCATTAGGTGTGTTCGACCATTTTTTAGCGTTTGTTTAAATCCTCGTTTAATCGCATATTTACCTACTACAATGCCACCACGTCCGACCCACATTTTAGTAGAACGGTTTTCAAACAGGCGAATAGCTGGCATATTGGAACGAATAACCTTTATCCGTGCCTCCAGCCGTGTTTTTTCCGCAGGTTTGGTTAATTTGGCTCGGTTGCGAATGGTTTTGTGCGGTACGCCAATCTCTTTTGCTACCGTTTGTGTAGCTCCTTTCATCGCACGCCGAGCTAAAGTATTAAGCGACTTTTTAGCGGCTTGGGGGAGCTTTTGCTTGGTCAGTTTGGCGATATTGGCGGAAATCTCCGCCATTCCATCAATTTTTACGCTCATTACTACTCCAAACGAAGAATAAGCAGATTGTCTTGGTGGTAATATGATTTCACGAAGAACACTTTACCTTCTCGCACCGCTTCATCGCCTGTTCGTGGCTTGTAACCACTTGAACGATATAGCGTTAAAGTACGAGAGGTGCCATTGATTGCGGTATCTTCGTTAAAATGTAGCCCCTCAAACACTTTGGGGGCTTCATCGTAAACGGCAGGGTAAGGTTGCCCTTGGAGCTGCCATTCACTCATCATCGTTGCCATAATGACTTGATCTGCTTGTTTCATTGCCTGTTCAAAAGGGCTACACATTGATTTTCACATCTACTTCATCAGAAGATGTGCCACTGTCTCGCCACGCAATACCTAGGCGTTTATTACCACCTGCCGTTAAGGTTGCCCCTTCGGTTTCAGACCAGTAGAGCACTGCACCTTGCTTGATGTCGTCCGCTTGTTTGGCTTTCACGTTGAACACACCTGTCGTTAAACCGACAACCGCATCATTTTTTGCAGCATCGGTAACAGCGATCGCAATAAGATCGCCGCTCACTAAGACATCCCCTGAAACAATTGCTTTTGCTGCGGTTAAGCGGACGGTATTACCATCCTGAATATAGTTTTTAGCCATAAGGTTTTCCTTTTTCAGATAATAAAAAACCGTACCTTATTGATTAAAGTACGGTCTATAAGTTATTTGCTAGTTACTGGTTTGTGACTTTCACAATACCACGATAATCAATCACATTTACGCCGGCATCAATGCGAACTTTTGTGGTAACACCATCTACCGAGAAGCCTTGTTGCTGTTCGATATACGGGCTATCTACACCATCAAGATAAGAAACTTCAATAGCTTCTTTGTTGATGAGATACCACGATTTCGCATCGGCAATCTGTAAACGTGGCGATTTAATCGGGCTAACAATATCACGGATTGGGTTAATGATACCGCTGTTGATGTCTGCTCCTTCGACACTTGATGAGCCTAAGATCTGCTTCGCTTTGGTATGTAGCGAGGTTGGGAGCAACATAAATTCTGGCTCAATCGCTAATGGTTCACCACGGCTGTTTACAAAACCATTCATCAATTGCACCGCTTTATCGATATGTTCAACGTCCAATTTTGCCCCTGTGAGGCTGTTTTTATGACTTGCGTCAAACAATTTTTTGCCATCTTGAGCAGTTGCATTACCTGTAATCAAGGCAAATACCAATTTTGCGATGGTTGCACGTGCCGCTTGCCCCATTTTTTGAGGAATGGTGGTCAAGAGGTGCATATCATCATTGATGATCGCCTGACGGGTAATGCTAAATAATTGCCCGTAGGTAGCGAGTGCGATAGATGCGCCTTCATCACCGAGTGTACCATAGGTGTATTCTTCACCCTCACCCACGGTTGGTAAGTAGCCAAATTCCCCTAAGCCAACACGTTTAGCCGGACGGAAGTCGGTTAAAATACCGCGTGAGGTAAATTGTTCGTAATTTTCGTTTGATACTTCCCAGCCTTTTAGCAAGGATTTATGTGCTACATCAATTAAGATTTGACCGAAATCAGAACTTGAGTGCGTAAAGGCAAGACCGACCATCTGCATTGGGGTGTAGCCCGCAATACCCACGCCACGATCAACCAATGAGGCACGAGCCAACTCACGCAAGGTCATTGCATTGTAGGTATTATCTCTTGCGTTGGTTTTGTCGGTATCTTGACCAGCACGAGCCATTAACGACTGCTTCACGCTGTCGCCAACGATGTTACCGTTACCTGCGTGAATGTGGTTTTGCGGTACGCTTGGGGTGGTGTTTTCGCCCAGTTTGGCAAGGAGCTTGTCTTTGGCTTGCTCAGCGGTCATTGACACATCAGCTAAACATTCTGCCAGTAAGCCGTCAAATTGTGTGCCGAAAGCGGCAAAGGTCGCTTTAATCGTTGCATTGCGTTGGGCTAATGCCACCATTGCATCAGGTTTTGCCACATTTTGCGGATTTTCACCCGCTTGTGGTGGTGTTTGAGGTTGTTCAGGTTTTGGATTTGCACCTGCGTTGCCTTGTGGTGCGAATAGCATATTTTTGATTTTGTCAGGCATTTTTGTGTAGTCCTCTAATTTTTTGGATTGGATACAAGCCATCGCCACAAGGGGTTCGGCTAACTTATCGGCGAAACCTTGCTCCACGCACTCTTTGCCTGTGAGCCAAGTTTCTTCTTTCAGCATTTCTGCTAATTCTTCTTCGGATTTTTCTGTTTTAGCGACATAGGCCATAATCAGGGTACTTTCGACCTTATCAAGCAAATCCGCATATTTCCGCATATCATCAGCATCACCGCCTTGGATTCCCCACGGCTTGTGGATCATCATCATTGCGTTTTCGGGCATAATGATTTCGTTACCAGCCATTGCAATAACTGAAGCCATAGATGCAGCAAGACCGTCGATATAGACGGTCTTGTTAGCAGGGTGATTTTTCAGCAAATTGTAGATGGCAATACCATCAAACACATCGCCTCCGGGCGAGTGGATATGCAGATTGATCTGTTTGAGATTGTTTCCAAGGGCTTTTAAATCGTTGGCAAACTGTTGGGCTGTAACACCCCAAAAACCGATTTCATCATAAATGCTAATCTCTGCGGTGTCGTTGGCCGCAGCTTTAATCGTAAACCAAGACTGATTATTCGTCTTGGTTACTGCTACTGCCTTCGCCATCGGGGCTAGAACCATTTGTTTTTTTCTCATTACTAATTCCTTGCGTGTTGGTTAAATCAGTATCAAATTTCAAGCCCTCACGAGCATTCTCTTTGATCTCGACAATTCGTTGCCGTTTGACTTCGGCTGGGTTGTTGCCACTGGCTCGGATTGCTTGCCCTTCGGTAGCTAAACCGCCTTTAATCCGTTCTTTCCAGGCATTGGCTTCTTTGATTGGATCAATCCACGGCATTACAGGACCTGAATAAACCGCATTAAATAGCGATTTTTCGTCAATCTCTGGCGGGATTTCTATTGCCTGCGAAGCAATTGCCATTTTCAACCATTCTCGATAAATCGGACGACTGATTGCCGCCACAAACGCATCTTGTAGCACCGCATAGCCTTCAAAACTTTCGACCAATTCTTGCCGTTGTGCGGAGTAAGTGCCGTTGTAATCTCGGGCAATACTTGAATAGCTTGAACGAGTACCGGCGGCAGTCGCTCTAAGTTGCCCATTGCGGAAGGTTTCCAAATTTACATTTGGGCGGTTTGAGTTGATTAAACCGACATCTTCGCCAGGTTTCAAGTCATCAATGACCGCTCCAGGAGCAATATCAAACAGGCGTTCACCATCATTATTGCTTTCATCATCATAAAGAGCTGCATCACCTTTTTTGATGTACATCGTCATCGCCGCAGCAATACGTGCCGCGACTCGTTCGCTTTCCTCATATTCTTTGAGATCCGCCAAGCGCACAATTACGCCGTGTAACATACTTACACCACGGATTTGATGTAACCGCTTGCGAAAAGCAAGGTGCAACATATTTTCCGCCGGCACGGTTTTGATTTTGCCGTACATTGCGGTACTTTCTTGTGGATTGTCTAAATAGACTTGGTAAGCGGTCGGTTTTCGCCACGCATTGAGAAACACGCCTTGTACTAAACCGTTTTTGGCTTCGTCCGTTTGCATTGGCACAAAGTCAGGCTCTAAGGCTTCAAGTGAAAAGGCGACTGGTGAACTATGTTCTAATCCTGCTACTTTTCCTTTCACTAACTGCACGAACACTTCGCCGTCTCGTAACCAAGTGCGAAGTAACATTCGTTCAAGTAGGGGACGAGTATATAAGCCCGTCACATCAGGTTTCACCGACCATTCCGCCCACAGTTTGCGGATTTGTTCTGCCAGATCTTCATGAACATCGCCAGTTAATGTCAGCGGCTGCGGTTCGATATGGATACCTTTTGAACCAATTACCCGCTCTTCCATTTTGTCCAAGATGCCGATCACAATGTCGTGATTTTGGTCTAAGGCTCGAGCCTGTTCCCGTAGGCTCACCGCACTTTGGCGAATGGCGGTATTTGCACCTTTACCTTCTCTCTGAGCCTTGTGTGTTCGGCTCGGTAACGCTGCCTCATAAGCATTCAGCACATAGCGGTTTCGAGAGCGTTCTGCTGCCCATTTCGGAGACAAGGTAGCTATCGTTTTTTCGAGTAGGTTCATCAAATAAACCTCGCATACTTAATTCGGTGCTGTTTAGTTCGTTGCCCACTTTGAGCGAGCAGTTCGTCCAACATTGTTTGATAGCGTTCACGTTGTTTCGTTAATTCCACTACCTGATATGAAACAGACCGCCCATTAAAGCTTACTTGGCTTTGGGCAGTTTCGATTCTCTCATCAAGCATACGGATCTTTAGTTTGAGTTCGTCAATAGTGTAAATACTCATAACCAGCCTCCTGTTTTTCGTCCGCTTCCACTTAACCAACTGTTTTTCGCTTTGGTGGGGTTAGGATTCGATTTTGCCGTTTTTTCCTCGATTTCGACCGCTTGTCCTGACATTGTGTTTTGTTCTCTAATAATGTTTGGGTTGATGTCAGGCAATTTTGCCCAACTTGGTACATCTTTTTCATCACCCCATTTGATCCGTTCGTAACCTCGAAGAATCGCAATAGCGTGGGCGTAGCAAAATAAATCGAAGGCTTCGTTATTACCTTTGCCTGGTTTCCGCCATTTGCCGTCTGGTCCTCTTTCTTCATAAACCAATTCTTCGAAAAACCATTCCCCCAACCAATTAGGAAAATGAATATAGTTAGCACCTACCGTTTCGCGATTGAGTGCATTAGCAATTTGATCTTTGAATAAGTCTGTTTGAAGGAGATAAATCGGAACATCGCCGCGCGCATCTGCATGACGATCGGAGCGATTCATGTTATTAGGATAAGATTTAGTAATAAGTTTACTGCGTTTGGTGCTATCACCTTTTATCAAATAAACTCGTTTTGAAATTTTGTTTGCTCGACAATAGCGCCAAAATTTATAAGCGTTATCGGTTACACCATCTTCACCGCCACTATCCACAGCCATAGCCGTAATAGGCATAAATCTATTTTCATCGTCAGATAGTCGGTATTGTTTATCTAACACATCAGTAATCAGTAAATTCCAATCTTCTTGGTAAGCTGAAGGATCAATAGGTAATGCTTCACCATGTTCATTCGCTCGTAATGAGTAACGAATATTGTATCGGTCGATAAGCCATCGCTCGCCATTCTCGCCATAACCAACGACTTGAACAACAAAACGTCTTTTCTTACCGCCTTGTACATCTACCGCCGCCAATAAAAAACGACAGCGTTCGGGAACAGTTCTTTTTTCCGTTTGCTCTGTGCGTTCCAGCAACTCATCACTTCGTCTTTGTTCGAGTGCTGATCTCGGCGTATATGGCAATCCCCAGTCAGTATTGATTACTGCTTTTAGTGTTTCTTCACTGCCGGTATCCTCGTATTCTTTTTCTGCATTCAGCAATTTGTACGTAAGTTGTGCCCAAGTTTGATAAGCCGCTGCTGGTCCTTCTAACCAAAATGAAGCAATACGAGAATTTCTACCTTCACCGCTAATTACTCCACGCTTATCGATTGTTTGGCCTTCTTTAAGCCAAACACCTTTAATATTAAGCTCTCGCTTTAAATCTGGAGAAACCAAATGCGAACAATGCGGGCATTGTAGGCGAGCATTTTCACTTGCTTTTACCAAGTCTAAATCATCACGATAACCGACCATATTCGCCATACTTGGCTCAAAATATTCTGAGCAACTCGGACATGGCCAATAAAACCGGCGGCGATCACCACGGTTATAAAGTGATAATATTCCAGTTGTCGGCGGCGCTTCGTGCGTTGAGCTTGGTCTATATTTCACATCGGCTATATCTTTACCCGGTGAGCTTTCAACAAGTGTCATGCCGGCAGACATAAATGTGGTGGTACGTTTGGAAGCAAGTGAATATCCGTCACCTTCGCCATCAATATCATTGGGCCATCGGTCATAATCTGTCAGTGCGACATACTTATAATCCGAAGATGAAAGCACGTTAATGGACGGCCAGCCAATTTTTAGCAAGTTACCCGCACGAAAATACTTGTCGTGGACGTTGTTGTCATTTTTGCGCGGGCTCAATCGCTTAGCAACCTCAGGAGAGCAACGGAACATTCGATCAAGACGTTTCCGGCTGTGTTCACTTGCTTTTTCTTGAGTAAGCTGAACAAGCAACATATCCGAAGGATCACACACAATGGCGTATGTTATCCAGCCGTCAATCAAACCGATCGTTTTACCAGTTCGCGCCGGCCCGACAAACACAACGGAATCGTATTCACGAGAGTTTAAGCAGTTCATTGGTTCCAGCATATAAGCGGCGGTATTTCTATCCCATTTTACTGAGTTTGCGCCGCCCATCGGAACTCTCATATATTCGGAAACTGCATCAGCAATCTGCATTCGGCGTGGTGCTTTTACGGATAATGCAATGTCTTTGCGAATTTCTTTCGGAGAAGCAAACATTTTTATTCTTCCTCCGGTTCGCTATCTGCATTCTGAATATGAATAGCTAGTTGATCCCGAAAATCATCTACTAGCTCCTGAACCCGAATTAATGCTTTCGGCGGCAGTCCGGCATCTCGCTCTAAAATATCAGGCAATGTTTCTAATTGCTGAACAATCGCTTTCGCCATTGCCGACATTTCTAATGCAACTTCGGTCGCTTCGCACAATTCACCGGTACGTTTTTTATATTCCAATTCTTCACGCTTTGCGCGCCAGTAAGACAGTTGATCAGACGGTGTCATCGAATCGACATCTGCCAACATCTTATTAGCGAATCCCATCATCAATAAATCGCGTAGAAGATATAGCTTTAGCTTCGGGTTACTACCCTGTGCTGGTGTAATCGGAGAAACACGCTGAGACACCGTCTGACGGTGCATTCCAGTGATTTCTGCGATCTGATTAATGTTTAATTTTAGTTCGTGAAAATTTTCCATAACTGTAAAAACCTAATCAAAAAACACCGCTTAAAAATCCCACAAACGCCACATGATGATGATGCCTAAAAATCGTAAAATCTGCCGAAAACCGCGAGCCCCCAACCCCGTGGAAAGAGTATCCCCTCAGGAGTACCTTTTGAATTTTGCAGACAATTTGTTACATATAGATTACATAGCTTGCGTATTTTTTCGGGGATTTATCTAATCAATCCCGAAACCATACGCAAAATATGTAGCATATAAAACACAAAAGGGGGCTATTACGCTCCCTCTTGATAGTGGCTACTTATCTATTTAAATCCAGCTTTAGTTTGTGCTTGCCAATCTCTAATGCTATTAACCTGACTCGCACATAAGTCACGCTCCTTGATCACAATCATCAAGTAATCAATAGCATCTGCATATGTTTTGCCACTAAACTCTGACCGCTCACACTGCACTAAATAAGCAGCTGGCGGATACATATAATTAGTCTTTGTTACTGCCGACTGAGTGCAACCGCTTAATACTGTCGATAACAGCACTAGGCATAGCAACACCGCCACACGGCTCTTTGATAAGAATTGTTTTAACATTCTCACGCTCCGTTTCCATCTGTGCTTTTAATTCGTTAGTAATCTTTTGCTGATATTCAACCGCTTGCTTTTCGGTTTCCAGTTGAGTTATCAACTCTTGGTTTACTGCTTGCTGTTCTGCTATCAATGAATCCTTTGCTTTAACTTCGGCATTCAAAGTGTCAATCTTTGATGATTGATAAAGCGACCAACCGCCAAGGGCAACCACCAGCAAAGCTAATCCACCAACCAACAATCCCATTGCCTTAGTAAATCCATCTAACATAAACACCACCTTAAATAGCGGTGCGGTTTAGGCTCTTCTGTTTACGCTTTCGCCACCTAAATTACTTAGTCCCATAACCGCACCGCCAATCCTACAAACCTGACAAACACAATGCCTTTTCTTTTTCTCGGCGAAGCATTAAGCCTTTCAACTTACGACCGCCTGAATATACCCAGCGTGGTAATTCATTACATACGCCTTGCCAGTCTTGGGCATTAGCCTTACGAAATAAAGTAGATTTTGATAATGCTCCACAACCCACATTGAAAGTAATTGATACTACTGAGTCAAAAACAGATTGTGGCATTTGCTTACCGTTTGCTAACCGATTGACACAACGTTCAGCAATCACAACATCATTCTTCCAGCGACGAGCAATTTCATCATCAGAATAAATCTTATTTGCTTCAATAAGTTCGCCACCTGCTGCCGTACTGCCTACACCGACCGTTAAAACATCAGCTGGGCATTTATAAGGCTCACGACGGCAACCTTCGGCATTCCCGATAATTTCTAAACCTTCAACGCTTGTGCGAAACTCATCGCCGTAATTGGTAACCATAATAGCGATCATCGTCAGCACCGAACAAGCGCCACCAACTTTGCCAAGTGTACCCCACTTATTGCTACTCATCGCTAAGCCCCTTTTCTAAACGTTTCACTTTTAACTGATGAATCTGCTCAGCTCGTTCTTCTTCTCGGCGTTTAATCTTTCGCAATTGATATTTTTCGAATAAATTCACAATTGCCGTAATTGCACCAATAACCAAACTAACTAATGCCAATAGTTCTTGGGCCGACATCAACGAAAAGAAACCGCCAATGCCAGCCCACCAATAACTTTGATTTCCTGGGTCTTTAAACACGTTTATTACCTTACCCCTGCATTTGGAGAATAAAAAAGCCCCGATGGCAAAACCATCAGGGCTATAAAATTCAATCGGTGAACATCACTTACACAGCGACCACCATATATGATGAGAATATATCAAGTTATCAAGGTCGTCAATAGCTAATTTTGATACTTTTTGCTTTTTCACCACCAGTTCGCAACCATACCAAGCAAGTTACAAGCAGTTCGTGAATTATCGCTTTCGCAAGAATCAGTTCCTTTTCTACTTTTCTTCTCATTGTTTGTTGGCTAGGCACCCGAATATTTGATTTACCCGGCACACGAGCTGCATTGAGATAAGCTCCGCAATTATCACGTAACTTAACTGCAATAAAATTCACTGTACGTTTATTTACGTAGTATGAAAATATAATGAAATGTAACAAGCGGTCATTCTTTAAGAAAAACTGCTCAATAACTTGGCTAATCATCATCCCCTTTTCATCATCACACATCCGCTCGCCCGGTTCAGCCGGAATAGCCGATTGCATCAATTTTGCAATGATATTAAGTGGTGATTTATCAATACGACCGCTGCGAATCCATGCTCCCCACTCATACATATTCTCATCAACGAATCTTTCTTGCTCTTCTGTTAGTGGTTTTAACTCGCTAAATTTACGCATCATCTAATCCCTTAATTTTAATTACAACCATTCCGCCTTTACGAATTTCATCCATTCCTACTACACGATAATCTTTAATGATTTTGTTGTTATCATCTTTAATTAATCCCGAAGCCGTCAGCGCATCAAATAAGGCTTTTTGAAGGTTATCAGGATCACGTGAGCGATTATCGGGATAATAAACATAAATCTGAATTTTTACTGCGCCATTAAATGGGTCAAACTGCTTACAAATATTCAGCACTTTCGCCCGAAACGCTTTCCCTTCTCTGCTGATGTAATGTGTACCGGCTTTAGTATGCCGCCAATAATGATTAACTGACGGCGGATATGGCAATGCGATTTCTAAATAATCACTCATTTTTACCCCACGTAATACTGATCAACGCACAAAACACACTTACTAAAAAACAACCGCCAATAAAAATATCTTTATCTGTCATTAACACTCAACGCCTCTAAACTTAATGCTCTATCTAAAAATCTAAATAATAAATCCGTTTGCTTACCGTAATTTTGTTCGAACAACTGCGCATTACAGTGCAATTCGTTGTGATGTACTCGGCATAGCGGAATCACGAATAAATCATGCTCTTTACTTCCCATCTTGCCTCGCCCTTGCCCAATGATGTGATGTGGGTCATCAGCTCGTTTACCGCAACAAACACACGGTTGTGATTTCACAAACTGCAACCACTTGCTTGATTCAAATCGCTTTTCTTTCGGCTTCGCCATAAAACTTGCCGGCGGTTCAGGATCTGCTTTTAGCTTTAAAATCGGCTGCGCTAGTGTTTTGAAAATCTTATGCGGGTCTGCTTGCTCCGCTGCGTAAGTCGTAGATTCTCGGTGGTCTGGCACTTCTTTTTGTGGCAAATTCAGCAATCTACGCAAATCAGATTCATCAATTGCACTTACACAATTTTTTGCAATCGCCCAAGCTAACAAGCACCCTAAATTTAACGATTCGTCCGCCTGCATTTGTAAATCTTGGCGGATTTTATAACCGATAAACTGCACCCAATTTGCTTCCGCCAATGCGTTTAACTCTTCCTCGCTTGCTTCGCCCCGGTGCGCTATACCATCGTGATGCCAGCAAGTACGGATAAAGCCTGTTGCCGTGCGTGTCACCGTCATTTCTTTATGGCAATAAGCGCCGTCTCTACACTGACAAATTGCAATTTTGCGTACCCATTTTGATAATTCAGCTTCTCCGCCCGCTGCTTTGCGTACTAATTCCGATTTCGTAAAGTCAGCTAGTTGTGGACAAGCGGTCGAATTCTGCAAATTTTTTGCAACTCCTATTTTTCCCGACGGCTGCGTTTTTAAGCTATCTGTCGCCGGCATTAAAATAGTACGCTCACCGAACGCTAACTTATTTACCGTTGGCGGAATCCGATAGAACACAATCCCGGCTTCGGTCTGAAAGTATGGTTTGAGTAATAATGCTTCAGTCATTTGTTAATTCCCATATACCGAAATAACCGCAGCTCTTCGTTCGATTCAGTGAGCAGCCATCGCTTGCTTGTGGGAATGGCTTCGGCTCAATTAGGTGTCCCTCACATTGGAATCGGTCATCGCTCATCTCGCTACAAAGAGCCGGTAAATCCGGCACATACCAATCTGTCAGCGGAGCGTTACATTTAGGGCATTTATGCGTTGTTATCATTGGTCCCAACCTGTTTGATTTTGTCATAGCTAACATAACTTGTTACAAATCCCTCTGCGTATGGGTCAAATACTGCAAACATCTGCCATTTCGGGTTATCCTCAACTGGCTTTTTAGTAATAGGGTTAATAAATGCTACTCGCTTGCCAACAATATCGATAACTTCGGTTGCGTGCTCTCGAATCAATTTAAACCACTCTGTCGATTTATCTGCGTTTAACAGCATTACGACAAAACAACGTTTTTCATTCATCAAGCGAACCGCTTGCTTTACAAATTTTTCAACGTAACCACGACCGTAGGGTGGATTAATGAAAATGCGTGCATTGTTTTCGATAATCCTGTCAATGCTTTCGAAGTTCAAAAAATCAATTTCGGGCGTAATAAAATAATCACAAATTTTATTTTCTACTGTCGCCGCGCCGTCCCACTTAATAGCCCAACGGCGTTTCACATAATTTGCGCATTCCGGCGGTGTCTGCCAAGTGTTTTTGTCAAAATTAGTCATTGCTAAGCTCCTAATGTCGGGATCGGTAAATCGTGAATTTGCTCCGCCACGGCTTTGATATTGCCGGCAATCACGGAATTAATATTATGCTCGGTCGGGTGTGCGTTTTTTGTTTTGATAACGCAGTAGTACACGAATTTTTTGCGCAGATCTCTGAAATCTGTACGGTTGAATAGTGTCGGCGTACTTAGATAACGCTGATAAACGCCTCGTACCTCATCCACCGATGGCATATCCGCAATTTGTGCTTTACGGTTTGCTTCTGCTTCGCTCATCCACTTGCCATTTACCGCCACCGGTTTTCCAGACTCAGCCCAAGCGGTTGATTTTGGCAAGTAATCTGCAAAGTTCGAGGCTCGGAAAATCGTTTTCGGCGACAAATACTCACGCATCTTGCCATCTCGTCCCCATTTCGCCACGAGGTAATCCACCACGGTTTCACATTCCGCTCGGCTAGATTCCGCCAATCGAGCTTTGATAATTTTCAGCGTGTTCGGCACGGGCTTGAATTTTGGCAATGGCTGTTCAATCGCTTTGCCCAATTCCGCCAAACGGTCGTTCAAATAATCCAACACAGCAACGCTGTCGCCCTGTGTTTCCCCCACGGGGGGATTAAGGGGGGTATTATTTTGTATAGTGTTTTTAATATTGTTTTTTGTGTGTTCAGTTTCCGAACCAGTCACCTGTTCAGTTTCCGAACCAGTGATGTTCACTTTCTGAACCTGTTCAGTTTCCGAACCAGTTCGGTTAGTGAACAGGTTAGCCGCATAAACCGACACATTTCGCTTACCGATGGTTTTCACTAACAAGCCGAGATCGACTAATTTTTTGCAAGCCTCAATAACCTGTGTTTTCCCCGCACCAGTAAACTTCATAAATTGAGCAATAGAGATCGTATCTTGCTCCTTGCCCCAACCCTTTGTTTTACGGATAACGAGCAAATAGCATTTCAGCTCCACACCGCTCATTTCTGCCATAAGTTCATCAATGACCGCATTTGGTACTTGAAATGAATTTGGAATAAAATTACTCATTGTCCTAACTCCGATGCGTAACGTTGTGCGAGCCACTCAATACCTTTGGCGGTTACTCGTGTTTGTGTAAAATTATGACCGTGTTCTGCCGTGCCAGTCTTTACGGTAAATAATTGTTTAGATTGTTTGTCCGAATAGGGAAGTAGATTGCCAGATTGGCGGTACAACACACGATCACGTTCTAAACATTCGATTAACCGCTTTTCAGGAAAATTAAGGATCTTGGCGGTTTCTCTTAATGATTTGGTTGTTCCTACCTCAACGTAATGTTCCACAAATGCTACTTTAGGGGCTTGAATGGCTAATTGGTGATTTTGTTGTTCAATTACTTCTTGTTGCTCTGCCGCCAAGCGAAGGGCCTGTGAAAATGTTTTCGGAATACCTTGTTTGCCTTCTAGCTCAGCCCAACGGCGATTAATACGAATACGCACATCCGCACGATACCCAGTAATCAAATCAATACATTGTTCACGAGTAAGTAAAAATTCTCGGTGTTGCTGATTGCCTGTGCTTGGATGGGTAAAATACCCCTCTCCAATTTTGGATAAGCCCATTTCTGCATAGGTGTGATTAAGGTTTTCAATATCACGACAGACATGACCATGCTGCTTTTCACATAAACGGGCAATCTCACGGCTACTCATTGTGAGTGTGCTTGAGTTTTGCTCTGAAATGTTTAATAATAGATTCATAAATTAACTCTTGTTAATTTTCCTTCAATGAGACTAACCGCCGCACCAACGGCGGTTTTTATTTGCCTGAATTTCTATAAAAAGAATGTTGCACTTTTAACTTCCCTTTCGTAATTTCTTGCAATCTATACGCATTTTTCTCAGGAATAATCTCTCCCCATTGAGATACAGCAGATACGCTAATCCCTAAACTTGCCGCCACTTTTTCTAAAGTACCGAAATATTCAATAACATCATTTTTTTTCATATTTGCTTAATTCCTCTCACTTTAAAAACTAAAGACTTCTTAAGTATATATTTAAAGAAAACTTAAATCAATAAATGTTAAGATAACTTAACAAAGATTTTTTATTGACCTTTTGAGGAGGTAACATCGATATATTCAATATCTTTAGGTGACAGAATTAGAAGCCGTAGAAAAGAATTGAAATTGACACAAAAAGACCTTGCCACAGCCTTGAAAGGCGTGTCTCACGTTGCTGTATCTCAATGGGAAAGCAACACTACTAAGCCCAATGCAGAAAATATCCTAGATCTATCTACGGTATTACAATGTGATATAAGTTGGCTGCTACGTGGTAGTGGTGAATCTAATGTCATGCCAGCAAGCATCGGCGTGACTAAAGTCCCTCTCATCAGTTACGTTCAAGCAGGAGCATGGACCGGCATTGACGATTTCCGGGAAACTTGTGGAGATTATGAATATATCTTGACTGATCTTGATGTATCCGGCGATGCCTTCGCATTAAAAATCAAAGGTGATTCAATGGAACCGGAATTTATTGCAGGCGACATAGTGATTATAGATCCGAGAGTAGAACCGCACGCCGGCGAATTTGTTGCCGCCATCAATGGTGATTATGAAGCCACATTTAAAAAATATCGCCCACTAGAAGATTTAGATGAATATGGCAGACAACACTTTGAATTAGTGCCGCTTAATCCCGATTGGCATAGTATGTCATCACTTAAACAAGAAATCCGAATTATCGGAACAATGGTAGAACATCGTATTTATCGTAGAAAGAGATAAGAATATCTGTGTATCAGCCAGATAGAGTGATATTGATTTAATATGGAATGAAAGTATGATTACAGATCTTAACATTATACACTATCGAAAATTAAAAAATTTATCATTAGTGTTTAAACCTGGAATTAACCTAATTTCAGGTACGAATGGTACCTGCAAAAGTTCAATACTACATATTATTGGCAATGCATTTCAACGCTTCAAACGGACTAGTGATGGTGTTGATTCTTCCTCTTTAAGCGTTATTAATGCCATCAATAAATATACAAATCCCAAAGTGGAAAATTTGACGAAAGGAGATAAGACTTATAACGATCCTGCAAAAGGAACAGAGGGCGAATTATTTAACATTCAACTTGATAATGAAACTTATGCTTTTCGTCGCCACAATTCACAAGACGAATTAGAAGATGGTGAATTAAAAAATAGATTTAGACTTATTTTAAAATACCCTAGAGGGGAAAAACAAAGCTTGCCATTTGGAATGGTGATTTATCTAGGGTTATCACGTATAGTTCCTGTCGGTGAGCTTGAGGATTATACAGAGGAAATTAAGAAAAATTTGCCTGAAAAATACCAAAAAGAATTGATTTCGCTTTATCAAAAAATGACAGATATTTCAATTACTGAGCCTTGTATTGAAAATAGTAATGAAATAAAGCATAGAATTAGTTTTAAATCAGAGGTTGATGGTATTGATTCAGATACTATTTCTGCTGGCGAAGATAACATAATGATTATACTGACCGCATTAGTAAGTTTGAAATATCATTTTGAATCTTGCAGTAACGAAGAATATAAAAAAAGTTACTTATTGATTGATGAATTTGATGCAACTCTGCATCCATCATTACAATTTAAATTACTAAGTCTATTAAGAGAGTTTTCTAGAGATTTTAATATACAAATTATATTCACAACACATAGTTTATACCTGATTGATAAGGCATTGAAGGCTGAAGATAACATTATTTACTTAATGAAATTAGCTAATAATTCAGTTTCTATAATGCAAAATCCTGATATTTTCAAAATCGAAATGCATTTAAATAGTGAAACAAGACAGGATTTATATAGGGACAAAAAACTTCCTATATTTTCAGAAGATAATGAAGCAAGAATTATGATCAATTTTATATTTGATATATTGAGTGAAAAAGATCAGAAATTTGCGTCTATTCGTCATTATTTCCATTTAGTTCAAATGAAGTCTGGTTGTGACAATCTAAAAACCTTATTTAAAGACAAAGTCCTCACGGCAAATACACTAAAAGCCATGTGTATTTTAGATGGCGATAATAGGACTCACGAATTAACACATAATATCATTAGTTTACCTGGACAAGCTAGCCCTGAAAAACTCACATTCCAACATTTGAGTGAGTTGATTTCTAAAGAAATTTATAATGATTTCTGGTGCAATGAATATCTTCAACAAGAAGGCTACTCTTTTGAGTGGGCCAAAAGTAATGTTTTCCCTAGAGCATCAGGTTTAGTCTCTGCCTACGATAGGGACAAAGCTAAGTCATTATTTAATGAACAGAGTTATCATCATTTTTTTACAATTGTGATGAAGGATTGGCTTCTTCGCCATTGGGAAGATAGAGAAATGAAAGGTTTTATTAAAGATTTAAATATACTCTTTCATAATTTGGCTGATTATTATGGTATTCATACAGCGTACTGGCCACGTCTCTAATTTTAGTATAGAATGGCTCGATACGAAATCATTAGAGAGGAAAAATGTTACATACTCCCCTACGTTATCCTGGTGGCAAAGCCAAATTTGCTCCTATAATTAAACAGATTATTGAACAGAATAATCTCAAAGGACACTATGTAGAACCCTACGCTGGTGGGGCTGGTGTTGCTCTGGACTTACTTTTCAGTGGGTATTGCAGTGATATTCATATCAATGATTTAGACTTGGCCATCTTTAATTTTTGGAAATCTATTACAGAACGAACAGACGATTTTATTCGTTTAGTCAATGATACTCCTATCACGATTGAAGAGTGGCATAAACAAAAAAGTTTACTAAGAAGAGAAAATATTTCTCCACTAGAACACGGTTTTGCAGCTTTCTTTCTTAATCGAACTAATCGCTCGGGTATTTTAAAAGCTGGGGTAATTGGTGGTTTAAAACAGTCTGGGGATTATAAGTTGGATTGCCGATTCAATAAAACAGATTTGATTAAACGCATAGAGAAAATAGGTAATGTGTCCAAGAAAATTCATGTAACAAATTTTGATACAGAAAATTGGCTGCCAATAATTGATAAATTGGTGCCTTCTAATTCATTGATTTATCTTGATCCTCCTTATTATGAGAAAGGGCAAGGCTTGTATCGCAATTTTTATCAACATAAAGATCATGTGGAAGTTAAGAATCAGCTGGCCAACATAAAAACACCTTGGGTCGTATCTTATGATAATCATTCCACTATCAAAGAGATTTACCAACAATATAGACAAGTTGAATATACTTTAAATTACTCAGCTAGTAAAAAAAGAAAAGCAACTGAAGTCATTATTTATAGTGATAAAGTTTCTATCTAACCGCCTTCGTGGCGGCTTTATTGTATCTCTCCGGCATTGATGTAGGAAACATCAAAACAAGAGGTCTAATTTCACTAAATTTTTCCAATAAAAAAGCTACGTTATAAACGTAGCTTTTTTTCATCTTATAAATTTTCAGAAATTAACTTCAAAAAGTCATCTTCCGATAAGATTTTTATATCGTGTCCCTTAGATACTAAGCTCTGAGCCTTAATTTCCTTATTGCTTAATTCCTTACCCGCCAATCGACTTTTATCATAAACAAGATTTTATATATTCGTCAGCTTCTCTTTCAGATAACGCCGGAAAGATACCATCATAATGCGATAATTTGACTTCTTGGCTTGAAACATTAAACAGATAGAAGTTTCTAAACTTACCAGCCTGAGTAGCGCCAATAAATATTTCTGTACGCTCACCTAAATCATTAATCAACATTCTATCAGGTCGGAAATCATTTAACTTATCAAGTAAACATTGCTTTGATTGCTGTGAATCACTTTTTATAAGATAACTCTTCGTTTCCAGAGACCGCATTTCTGTTGTGCTCACACCGCATCCGCCAATCACAAATACAATTGCTAAAGTGAATATTATCTTTTTCATAAAAACCCCTAGGCATAAAAAATATTATTCATTCTCATTTTAGTAGAAGAATACGTTTTATTCCGTGATCCGTTTCTCAAATTTCCTTTATTGAAAACCAGACAGATTAAAAAACAATCAATTAAACATATCTAACCTATTGAAATTTAAGAAATCTTAAAAATAAATTTAAAATATCTTAAATTCACCCTTGATTTAAAATTTAAGTTTTCTTAATATAACCACATCAAAACGCAGTACAGCAAAACAAACTGCAATGCTCTTTAAAAATTTGAAACAGGTTAGTGATGAGTAATCTCAGATAATAGGAGAATTTATGAAAGATAACTCGGAAAGACCACTACGCCCAGCTATCGTGGGTGTGGCTAAGGGATATAAGCCACCAACCATTTGGCAGCTTATTAAATATTCTAAAATTGGTACATTTCTTTGTGGAATTTTTTCAACTTGCTCTGAGCAGGTTCAGAAAGAAGCCAAGCACAATGGCGAGATTCACAAATAATAATTTCTGAATCTACGGTTAATTGTTTTAACTTTGAGATAACTTCATCAGGCAAATATGAGGTATTCACAAACCAAGTCGATTCAAAGATTTGGATTGACTCTCCAAAAGATTGGATTTGTTTAACAAACAGCTCTTTATTCTGCGGAGAATCATTCCATTTGTAACTAATTAATAGATTGTTTTCCATAATGTTTCCTCTGATTAAATTGTAGTCGCAGAAAACATTATATTCCTCGATGTAGTCGCATACAAGAGGACTTGAGCCTTACAAGTATAAAGAAAGGCACTCATCACTAACCTGTTTTGAATTTTAGACAATTTGAATAAAAACGCATTGCTTGCCCGATGGTGAGTTGGTTAGCCAAAGTGCGGTAACAGACCCGCCGCCAACAACAAGACGGAAGAAAGCCCGAATCAAGCAATGTGTAAGCTGGTGGAAAGGTCAGCGACGGCAATGAACCGTGTAGCATAAACGTCAGCTTTATTACACTTTCACAGGATTTGAAAGTGGCTCTTGATTTAATCACAAGTGAGCGACTTCAGGAGAAGTATTAAATTGGGACTGATTATCCCGAATGTATGTAAGGCTCTACTTGCTGACTGTGGCAAGTATAAATAATCACAGTCGCAATTAGAAAGTGTATTCCAGGTACTCCGTTGTTTTATTAAAGTGTTTGTGAAATTTTCCTTGAGTACACTTTCTAATGGCAAGTTGATTGGCTGAAACTTTAAAACGACCGATATTCATTTCCTTATGGAAGACCTCCTCGCCCCTCTCTAGTTATTGGATTGGGGCTTTTTTTTAACAAAATTTATCCCCCTCCCGAGGACAATACTATGAGTAACTTATCAATCTCCCTCCTAGCTATCGGCACTGTAATGCTACTCGGAGGGCAAATCGCAACAACCAAAGATTTAGACGGTAAAGAATTAGTAGATTCAATTCATTGCCGACAGAAAGGCGGCACGATGGAATGGGTACATAGTCACGCATTTGTAAAAACCCTCAAATGCCAATACCCACAAGCAACGCCGATCGAATTTGTAAATAACTAAGGACTTAACATGGCTATTGATGACTGGAATTTATATCCGCAGAAACGACCGATTAAGAGTGGCAACTATCTTGTAGTTGTTACCGTTAAAAATGGAGCGGCTGGCATTAGCCGCTTAGTCACACTAAGTAACTCTGATGCTATGCGCCACGAATTTGAATTTGACGCACGCATGAAAGAACGTGGAGGTACTGAACACGTTTACGCATGGGTACATTACAAAGAACCACCTCCGCCACCGGGATTAACCGCACCGAAAGGAAGTAAAAATGAACGCTAAAAATACTCTGCTGCAACTAATCGAAGCACGAAAAGAACTTGATCGCCAGTTTAAATATGTCGAGAAATTACAGATTGACGCTGTACCTACAATTTCACCGGTAAAAATTGGCGATCTTGTGCCGTTTGGCAAGAACGAAATCAAAGTATTCAATATTGCCATTACCGCTATTTTGCCAGACGGCGTAGAGTTTAAAATTTACGGTCATGTCAAAAAGATTGACGGCACATTCGGCAAGCATCATAGATGCGTTTATCAAACGCTGAAGTTGAATGATCTTAACTAATCCAACATCAAAAGGTAAAAAAATGCAATCTACACAAGAAATTTTAAACGAACGCCAAGCACAGCACGGTAGCTATGAGAGCTTTTGCGAAATCTACGGCGGTTTACGAAAAGTAAGTGACAAGCACGCTGAAAAATTAACTTGGCAACAACAAACAGCCGTTGAAATGATGCTATTCAAAATTGCCAGAATTTTAAATAACGGAGCAAATCATCAAGACAACTATCAAGACATTGCCGGCTATGCATTATTAGGTGGCAACCTATTTACACCGGCACAACCTGCAATAACTGAAATTACAGGTTCGACACTCAACACCAGAAATGACAACAAATAAACCGCTAACTAAGCGGTTTTTATTACCCAAAATAATTAATAACAAGTTCCGCCAAGTGCGGGATTTTTACTGTAAGGAACAAATATGTTTTGGTTTAAAAATCTAATGACATACCGTTTAACTCAAGCGGTCGATTTTTCAAATTTAGAAGAGCAATTAAAGCAAGCGGCTTTCACGCCGTGCAGCAAATCTGATGTGAGTAAATTCGGGTGGTCTACTCCACTCTTTGCAAGTGATTCGCTTTGCTTCCGCCAAGGCTCGAATATCTTGTTAGTTTCGCACAAAGAAGAGAAAATTTTGCCAGCACACGTTGTGAATAAGAAAGCCGAAGAAAGAATTAAAGCACTTGAAGAAAAAGAACAGTGCAAGCTTAAGAAAACCGAAAAGCAAGCGATTAAAGATGACGTTACTCAAGAATTATTAATTCACGCATTTAGTAAAGATACATTTACCGCAGCCTGGATTGATGAGGCGAATAAGCGTATTTATGTAGATTCCAGCTCAAGTAAACGAGCGGAAGATACGCTTGCCTTATTGCGTAAAACATTAGGTTCGTTGCCGGTTGTTCCACTTTCATTCGCTTTATTGCCAAGCGAAGTAATGACGAAATGGGTAGCTGACAGCACTCCGCCGGACTGGCTAAACTTACTTGAAGAAGCTGAATTAAAATCGTTTGATACAGCCAGCCAAGTGCGATGCAAGCACCAAGATTTAGAAACGCATGAAATCGAACAGCATTTACAAGCGGGCAAATTTGTTACAAAACTTGCAGTCGAATGGGAGAACCATTTGAGCTGTACGATTGATGAATCGGGTGCAATTTTGAAAATCAAGTTTACCGAAGATGTTCGCGATAAAAACGACGACATTCTGAAAGAAGATGTTGCTCAACGTTTCGATGCGGATTTTTTCTTAATGGCCGAAGAATTATCAACTTTTATGAAAAAGTTAATTGATGAGTTCGGTGGCATTAAAGAGCGAATTTAACCAATAGGCCGCCGTAACAAGCGGTCGAATTTATCGAAGAAAAACGCAAGCGAGCAAAAGCATTAGCCGAAAATTTTCAGCTACGAGCTGAGATTAAAGCATTAAAAGAGCAAGCATACAGAGCGGAGATGATTGCAAGGCAGCAGTCTGCTTTGTTAGATATGGCTGAGAAACAATTTAAGAAATTGAGAGGTTGATATGATTTCGGAACAAGATAAGCAGGCTATTTTGAATGGTGCATTCGGAGTAACTCGTGAAGGGAAAAAAGTTAAGTTTCTAGGTAAAGATGACAGTATAAAAGATACTTTCTGGTATTGTATTTATACTGCTGATAACTTAGTAGATGACTTTATGGCATATAAAACATTAGCTAAACGCTATACTAACAACGAAACACGCTTCGATATTGTAGGTTTATGGCAAGAAAAGCCAGAACCATTTGATTTAGAAAAAGCATTAGCAGGTGAACCAGTTTTATTAAGGGATGGTTCAAAAGCGTATATTTTTCATTGTATTAATGATGAATTTACAAAAAAACATAACATTGGCTACCAATTATTAGGCGTTATTGTCGATAGCTTGGAGGGCAAGCAACTTACCCGTTCTTGGGCGAAAAGCGGTATTTTTAATGAGGTTAACCCTTATCCTGATTTTGACATCATAGGAATGTGGAAAGAACCCAAACCGCAGTTATCAAGTAATAGTTTACAACTGCCTAAGCCGCTAACATCGCCTTTAAACACTGGCGATGGCTACTTCACATTAACCACTACAGGCGGTAAATATGTAATAGATAGTTGGAAGTGGAACGATAAGACATCAGACCATGCATTTTTAAGAAATAGCCGTATTTATAAAACTAAAGAAGAAGTTATCCAAGTCATCGAAGCAATCACAGGTAAACAATACGAAGACCGCTAGAAATAGCGGTTTTGTTGTTTTTGAGAGACATTAAATGATAAAAGCCAACAATTTTGTGAACATCTTGAACGCCACCACTAACATAGCAAATGCCTTAGGCTACGGCGGTAAGTTGTTTGTTAAGTCTTACGAATTCCCCGAGGGCGAATTAAAAATAGTATTAACAACCGAAGACGACAAAGAATTAACTTTTAAAGTCCAAGTAAAAAATAAGGAAGAAGAAAATGCAACAGCTGATTAAACAAGTCGAGCAATGGGCTGATGACCGAAACTTAATCGATGGTTCAAACCCGAAAAAGCAAATGCTCAAGCTGATGGAAGAATTCGGAGAACTATGCGGAGGTATTGCGAAGAATAAACCCGAAGTGATTAAAGACAGTATTGGTGATTGTCTTGTGGTTACTATTATATTAGCTTGCCAAATGAAAGCTAGTAGATGGTTTATTGACAAGGCTTTGGTTGATTCAGATTGCTCAACTGAGAACAATGAATTTATTTGTATGAGATTAGCCGGTGTTTTGGGTAATTTATCTAAATTAATTATATTCAGAAATGGTATTTACAATATAAACGAGGTTTATTCTAATTTTTATGAAATAGTATATTTTCTAAATAAGTTGGCCATTAATAAAGAAATCAATTTAGAAAGTTGTTTATCTTTGGCTTGGCAAGAAATCAAGGATAGAAAAGGTCGTATGATTGATGGTGTTTTTGTGAAGGAGGAGGACTTATAAATGATGAATGAACAGATAATAATTGATATTGATGTACTTTACCTAAAAGCAGCATCATTATTTGCAGGAAAAAATGACGTAAGACAAAATCTAAATGGTGTTTATTTTAATCTTGAAAATGGGTGCATTCAAGCAACAAACGGACACGTTGCATTTACCACTAAGCCAAATTTGTTTGCTTCATTTCCGAAGCGCAAAGGATTCATTATGCCAAATGAGCTGATTAAGCAAATATTATTAATTAAACCTTTTAGCAAAGAGGAAAAATTCAGAACTTTGCAAGTTGCTTATAACAAAGGAGCAATAACCGCCACACTAGGTGGTATCACAGTCCAAGGAAAAGAAATTGAAGGAAAATTCCCGAATTTGTGTGCGGTGTATCCATTAAAAGAATCCAATAACAAAACTTAAACATACAATGCGAATTATATTAATTTGGCGGCAAAAGCCACAAAATTACTCAAACCAATAATGGAAAAGATGCTGGAATTGATTTTAATCTCAGCGATAATAGCTCAATTTTAAGTATAGATAATCTCGTTCACATAATTATTATGGGAATGAAAAATTATAATCCATTCAAATATTTTGAATTTAAGTCTAATGGAATTAAATAAATGGAAAAAGAAAATAACGGCTGGATTAGTGTTAAAGATAAAAAACCTGAGCTTGACTGCGTAACAAAATCTAGCGGTTATCAATTCAACGAAAAAGAACTCAGCCGAATGTATCGATGGGCGAAAATCTACGACAAGTCAAAATATCTCACTCGATATGAATGCCAACAAATCGGCAAGCGAATAGATGACTTTTTATTACAGCATCCGCTTTCAGAAAAGCTCGAAAATCATCTCGTTAAGAAACTAACCGATGCAGGTTTTGATTCGTGGATGAAAATCTACACCGCTGAAATTGATTGCTTAAAGGCAATTAAGGGAATCGGCGAAAAACGAGAAAAGCAAATCATCGGCGCACTTGTTGAGTTGTTCAAATCTGATGATGTGATACTTGATTTAACTACGCAATACTCAAAACAGAACGTTAGAGTCCATCAAGCGAAGCGAGATATTGAACGGCAATTCGCTGATTCAGAAGCGGTTTATCAAATGTATTTAGAAATGAAAGCAAGCCGGAAATAATCCGGCTTTTTTATGGAGTAAATTATGAATATTTATCAAGATTTTCTCGCCCTTGAAGAATTACAGTTTCTTACTGGGCGGAAGCAGAAAAAGATGATTATTGAACAGCTCAACAAAATGGGTATTCCGTTTGTGAAAAATGGTAATGGCTTCCCTATTGTACGGCGAGATTATGCTTCTCGGACAAAAACCAAAAAACAAGAATCTGCTAATGAACATGATTGGATTCCAAATGTTATCAGAACAGCATAAGGAGTTAGTATGGCTCGACCCCGCAAACGAGAAAATAACGGTTTGCCACAAAATCTACTTTGCCGACGACGGAAACGAGCAAGCGGCCAAATTGTTGAATACTTTTACTATGTAATGGCGGACAGTAAAGAAAAATCCCTCGGTACAAACAAATATGAAGCCGTATTGGAAGCTGCTAAACTCAATTTTGAATTTCAGAAAAAGGGCGAAGTCGTTCTATTCATTGATGTGGCAAAACGTTATGAAGTGGAAATTGTACCAACGAAGAAAGCGAAGAATACACGCCAATCCAATTTACAGGCGATTGGCTGGCTCTGTAAATTCTTCGGCGATCCGCCAATCCCACTTGAAAGAATTGAACCACAGCATATCAAGCAATATCTGCAATGGCGAAAAGACACGCCTGCCGTTGCGAATATTGAGGTCGGATTATTTAACACAATTTGGAATAGCGCAAGGGAATGGGGCTACACTTCTCTACCCAGCCCATCACAAGGCGTTAAAAAATTCCCAACGAAATACCGAGAAATCTATGTCGAAGATTATATACTCGAAAAAATCTACGAATTTGCCGATGAGCGAATGGCAGATATTATCGAAACAGCCTACTTACTTGGGCAACGTCCTATTGATATTTGCAATATCCACCGATCACATATTTATAACGGTATTTTACATATCACACAACAAAAGACAGGGAAGAAAGTCAGATTTGAAATTACCGGTAGGTTAAAGGAAATTATAGATAAACGCCTACAACCTGAAACCACTTGGCTATTTACAAACAAATGGGGAAAAAAATTAGACCGCCAAATACTCACGGTGCATTTTAGAGAGATCAGAGAAAAAGCGATGCGTGCTTATCCTGAATTAGCAAATGAAATTGGAAAAGTTCAAATGCGAGATATGCGAGCCAAAGCAGCAACAGATATTTCACTGACAGCTACCGACGAGCAAGCTCAAAAGCAACTTGGCCATACATCAAAACGAATGACTCAACACTACATTAGAAAAGATAAACCACTCAGACCAACCGATGAAATTACATAA